AGAGTCTTCGGACTCATCGATGCCGTCCTCGGCGACGAAGCCGAGATGGTTCATGGCGTCATCGATAGCCATCGTGGCGCCGGGGATGGGCGCGTCGAGAGGCCCGCGGTACAGGCCACCGACAATAGGGAGATCCTTCGGCGACGGCAGAATCACGTTGTTGACGTTGCCGACGTATGTTGGTGCGGGCATTCTCGTTTCCTTCCATATGGAAATCCCACCCCTCCGAGATGGCGGGGCGGGAGCTTAAATGTGTTGCGGGTTAAGCGATTTGATTCATCACAGTGACCCAGGCAATCAACTGGCCGTAGTACAGCCCTTCGACGTCGGGGTCTTCGTCATAGGACGGGCCGCCCGCGTGTTCCACAGACTGCACAATCAACTCACTGGGCATGACGGCCCAGAGTCCTTTGACGAGGCGCATGGTTGCGCCGAGGCGTTTCCGGTCGCCGTCATAGCCGCGGATCTGCAGTAGCTGCGCGTCGGCGAATACGCCGTAATCTGTTGCGCTGTTGAGTTCTTCGATGGTGAAGAACTGCCCCGGCCTATTCGCCGGAATGGACGACGTCCACGGCGCGGTGATACCCCGCATCGACAACTGGGTCAGCATGAAATCACGGGTATGATCCCGCGCTGACGGGGGAACTAGTGCCTGTACCACGACTCAGCCCTCCCCCTCCGCGATTTCTTCGGGTGTCGGCACGTCGTCCAGGTGCACCTCGACGTCGTGGCCGGTGGTGTGCATCAGTTTCAGAATCTTGGAATGCTTCTTCTCATGGGCGGCTGCGCGGGCGGTGAACGCCCTGATGTCCATCCTGATGCGGGTGCCCTTGCGGCTGATGTGATATTTGTAGCCGTCCTTGACGGGCTGCTTGCGTGCCGCCTGCGCGGCGTGCAACTCGGCGTTGAGCCGCTCCACCCATTCCTTGCCCTTCGCGGCGAATTTCGCTTCCAGCGGTGCCGCCTTGCGAACCTCCTCGAAGGTGGCGTTGTTCAGTTCGACGCGGATACGCGGCCCGACCTGGAACACTCTCCCGCGGGGAGCCATCAGCCCGTCACCCGCTCCACGATGATCACGCCGCCGGGGCCGTGACCGAATGGGCCGGTGGTGTAGTCGCGGACGTCCTCACTGACGACGAAGTCTTCGCCGTCGAGGACGACGAGATCGCCTGCCGCGTAGGGGGTGACGTCGGGAACGCCGACCACCAGCGAGCTTATGACGCGCTGGGTGTAGTCGTCGTTGCCCAACGGCACCTCCGACGCAAGCGGATACCAACCGTAGGACGCCCGGTCCTCGGTCGGTTCGAAGGCGGGTGCCCCTGGATAGCCGTCCGCCGACATCGATCCCACGTACTTCGCGTGACCGATGGTCTTGAGGGCTTGCATTACAGCCCCGGTGAGCGCATGGACACTGCCTCGGCCATGTCCCCGCGGATCAGCGCCAGCAGGTAGTCCAGTTCGTTCGGGTAGAGGAACAGGGCACCTTCGTTGCTGCGGTACTTGATGGAACTGGAGTAGGGACCGAAGGTTTGCGCCACACTGTCGACGCCGGGGTTGACCGATTCGCTCGCCGCCTGGGCGAGCAGAGCCCGTCGCACCATCGCGACGACGGTCAGCATCGCTGCCATAGCGAGCGTCTCGTCGCCGTTGTCGATAGCCTCCTGCAGGCCAACAACTCTGGTAGCCAACAGGAATGAGGCATCGTCCAGCATCGTGGGTGCCTGAGCGGTCTCCGCTGCCGTCAAGGCACGCGGAAACCGTTCAGTCAGTTCCTCGATGGTGGCGAAGGCGGTCACGTCGACTTCTTGGCCGGTGCTGCCTTCTTGGGTGATTCGGCTCCTGGCGCCGGTCCCGACTTCTTGTCGGACGTGCCGGGGCTGACGACCTCTACCCCGACGCGCTCGTATTCGACCGGTTCACCGGACCCGTTGTCGACGTTCATCGCGTCGAACTCTTCGAGATAATCCTCATGGACGTCGACCTCGTCGCCCTGCCACCCGTAGGTGGGATTGCCACGCTTGTCGACATAGGAACCCAGAGTTGTCTTTATCGTTCGCTTGCTCATGGGATCGTCACCTTCGCGATGCTGTAGGGATTCGTCACGATGAACACCGGACGCACATCGGACTGCACCCATGTGCGCTGGGTCTGCTGCTCCCGCCACGTCTCCGTGCCGAGCGCCTTCTCCAACCGCATCTCACCGACCTGGCCGGATTCGATGACATACGCGGTGCCGACGGCAACACGGTTTGTAGTGACGAACCGGATACCGTGATTGGCTCGCACCGCAGCCGCCTGTTCGCCGTACACGATGTCGAAGTCGCTGGCATCAGCCGGATTGAGAATCCAGGTATCGAACTGCACACCCAGTTCCTTCTGATCGGCCAGCAACTGCACCTTCGCGAAATCCGCTGCAGGCCAACCAGTTGCGTTGGTCTGCGAGGCGCCACCGGTAACGACGGTTCCCCAGTTATTGGCGGTCGCGGTTTGTGCCGAGCCACCGAGCGCAGTGATCTGAGCGTCAAGCTCATTGACAGCGTTGGTGTGGATACGGCGGCTGATGTTGTTCGCGAGGCGTTGTGCGCCCTGCTGCAGCATCTGCGGATCGTTGCGGTCACGCGCCTCGTCGGTGACGAAGAACTTGCCACCGAACTTTTCCACCGGCTTGACGAGCGGCACGGGCCGGTCGAAGGTCACGATGGGGAACTCGGCACCAGGCTCGACGTTCATCACATCGCGACTCGTTGACGTGAACAGTTCGTTCGTCGTCAACTGGGTGTAGAGAATGGCGCCGCCACTGACCCCGCCTGCGGGGCTGAACACCTTGTCGGCCCAGTAGGCCCGCAGTGTCAGATCGGACAAATACCGGTTGATTCGGGTCGGCTGATTGAGCATCAGATCGACCGAAATCGTTGTGCCGCTGACTGTTGGAAGTGCTAGCGGATACTCGAATGTAGGCATCTTGATTCACTTCCTCTCAGTACAGTTCGACAAAGCAGTCGGTGTCGGCGGACCCTGCGGACAGGGCGCGGCCAACCTTGACTCCGGCTGAAAACGTGGTGACCTTGCCGCCGGTCCCGACTTCCACCTCCGCGAGCGCGGTGATGCTGCCGAGCGCAGTGACAGGCACGATTTGCCCCTTGCCGCGGATGACCGCGACTCGGGAGCCGCTGGCGGCGTCATACGCTGACACGCCCGCGACCTTCCCTGCTGCGGTGGCATGGGCCACCGTGGGCAGGGTTGAGGGTGTAGTAGTGAAGCCCGCCGTCCAGTCCACGAACCGTTTCCCGGTTACCGCTGCTGAAGCAGTCGCCGTGATGTCCGCGCCTGGCCGGAAGAGCGGAATGCACTCATTGGCCATATTGGCTCCTTGAATCGGATTCCCGCAGGTAGGACGGTGTCCACGCCGTGGGATAACTGTCATCCGCCGGTTTCGGCGGTTCTGGTGCGGCGCCTGGCCGGAGCCCCTCCACGGGCCGATCTGACGGCGGTGGAGCAGCTTTAGAAGCGGCCATCTCCAACGCCGCGAGGCGTTGGGCGTTCGCTTCCATCTCTTCTCGGGTGCCTGACCCGATCAAGTCAATGTTGTCTGGTTTGACGTTGTACTGAACCGCCAAATCCAAACGGGTGTAACCGATTTCACGCTCCTGCAGCGCCTGCTCTGCCTTCGAGGCACGGTCGGCGGCTTTCTGGATCTCGGTCTTGTTGGCCTCTTCGGCTTCCTGGGCCGCCTTCGCCAACGGTTCGACCTCGCGCAGTTTGGTGCGATAGCCCGCCGACTCCTTGCGGAGCTTGGCGATTTCGGCCTCATACTGTTCGGGCGAGCGGCCCGGTTTGGATTCATCAACGGGCGGCTGGTCGCCGTTGGACGGTGGCTCTGCCGGTGCTGGCGGCTCGACAAACTGCGGCGCGTCGGGAACTTCGGACATCGATACCCTCCTGGGGTGATAGCCCCACCTGGGGACTTGTTGTTGGTGCTACTAACGCGTAGCGTGTGCGACATGAAGCTCGCGTGGATGGTGGCCCTGGCGACCGGTGTGCTACCGGTGGCGTTCGTGGCGATGTTGATCTTGGGTACGGCGTTCGGTACGCCAACGACCGTCGGGATCAGCCTGCTCGTCGTGCTGCCGTCGCTCATCGGGATCGTCGGCCTGGCCGTGTCGATGTACCGCGAGAGCGCCAGAAAGGTCCGCGGACAGGTCATCGCCCGCGCCGAATACGAACATCAGGCACTCATGCGCGGCGATACGCGTACCGGGATGTACGGACGCTGGCAGCCACCGCGGCTTTAAGCTGGCGCCCAATCAGTTCGGTGTAATACGGCGGGATCGCCTCGGCGAGTTCCTCGCGATTCGTCCAGTCGATGTCCATGATGTCGCGGGCGTGCGTGATCGGAGCGATGTGCCCGGCCACGCTCATCACAGTCCCCGGCGTCCAATGTCCCGCTCGCGAAACAGGTTTCACGTGCGCGGGGTGTGCCGGCTCGAGCAGGTCCACGCTGGACTCGAACAGCCGGTGCCGATATAGCTCGCGGCCAAACATCGTCCCGCACAGCGTGATCGGATCTTTCAGCGGTGCGCCGGGCACGTTCTCGATAACCCACGGCAGTCCAGAATCGATCAGCATCTCGCGGGTGGGCGCGATCAGATCGGGGTACTCACTAGCCAAGCCGGGGCGACACCCGGTCATCTTGGAATGCCGCTGACACGGTGGCGAGGCGTGCACAGCGTCGAAGCTGGCAGGGTTCTGCCAGCGGAGATATTCGAGCGCGTCACCACGGATGAAGTCGAACGGGTAATTGGGCTGGTCGACAAGGTCGACGCCGACGATGTCGAACCCGGCGCGGTAGTAGCCCATCGCGGCCCCGCCCGCCCCGCAGAACAGGTCGAGCAGCACCGGGCGCATTAGGCGGCCTGTGACGGTCCCAGCGAGTCGGCGAGGTACTGCCCGGTCTCCCCGGCACGAACCTGGCGGTCCCACTCCCGGCGGAACTTCAACCGGGCAGCATGACCGGATGCCTTACCGCCCGTGTCCTGCCACAGGTTTTCGAGCTTCTCGAAGGCGTCCCGGCCTTCCCACGTTCCCCAACTGGTCACCAGAACGGCGATGCAGTCGCACACGCCGCCAACCAGAGCGCCACGCTTGTCGATGTAGGGTTTGTGGTATGCGTCTAAAGGGTTGCCGCCCCGGCCAATTGCCGTCTCCCGGCTCTTGTACACCGGGCCGCGGGAGGCGAGCATCGCGCAGAAGGAGCAGGAGTAGGCGCCGACCAACATCCGCGCCCAACCCACATTCTCCAGATCCTCGTCCTCGCCGACCTCTTGGATCAGTTCCCGAGCGGGCTCCTGCGCAACACGGGCGACGGTGCCCTCCACCGCTTTTCGCGCCACCTCGATGACGCGGGTGTCGCGGCGATTGCTCTCGGTCAGCGGCTCGTCTTCAATGCGCAGATCGTGCGCGATCTCGGTGATGGTGTTGTTCAACGCTTCCAGTGGATAGTGCCGCGGGGGTGAGATGCGGGTCGGCGGCAGCCGCTGGGTGTTGAGGTAGGCCAAGCCCACGTTGTAGTTGCGTTGCCGCGCCAGCACCACCGGGCGGTAAAGCTGCAGCGCCATCTGGGCGATCTGCGGGTCGGTGACCGGCACGCCGCGGGCGTGGAACAGGGCGCGGATCTTTTTCAGCAGCGGACGCAGCGCCTTATCCTGAAGGCGCCGAAACTGTTTCGCGTTCATTTAGGCAGGCGGCGGCGGCTGGTTAGCGGGCGGTGGTGGCTGTGCGCCAGGACGCGGCTGCTGCTGGCCGCCGGGCGGGAGTTGGGGCGGCATCGCTTCCAACTCCTCCTGCTCTTTGTCGCGGATCTCCTTGGCGCGGTCCACCCACTCCTTGGTGGCGCCGGGCACCATCTCCCAGGCCAACTCGTCGGGCAGCCCGAGCCCGGTGGTCAGCTTCACCAGGCCGTCGACCTGCTGAGCGAAGCTGCGCGCCGTCGCGTCGAGCCACTTCACCTCGGCGCCGTAATCCATCGACGCCTTCTTGTCCCCGGTGATGTGGGCGCAGGTCCGCATCAACTGCTCGAAGGACTCGCCGAGCGCGGTTTGGATTT